CCAACATCGGTGCTAACAACAAAACAGCAACAGTATATTGGTATGATAAATCTACCAACGAAGAATACGGCATAATTAATACTTCATTCAATGCTGGTACAGGGTTAGAGTGGGGTGGTGATGGTAAATATGTTGTACTAGAAGAAGGCGATGAGATTAGAGTAGAACAGCAAGATAACCTTACTACCTTTAGTTTTATTATATCCGTAGAGTTAGATCCTAAACTAGCAGTTCAGTTTAATACTTAAGGAGTTACTATGTTTAAACCTTGCCCTGGTTGTCCTAGTCCTGCAAAGTGTAAGAAAGCTGGTAAGTGTATGAAGAAGAGTGGTTATATGAAAGAGAAGAAGGTCAAGCGTGGCTACTAAACCAGGACTATACGCTAACATTCAGGCCAAGCGTAAGCGCATTGCTGAGGGTTCTGGTGAGCGTATGCGTAAAGTAGGTAGCAAAGGCGCACCATCGGCACAGGACTTTAAAGATGCTGCTAAGACAGCAAAGAAAAGGAAGAAGTAATGCCACTAAAGCAAGGATACTCTAAGAAGACTATCTCTGAAAACATCCGTAAGGAAATGAAGTCAGGAAAGCCTCAACGACAAGCAATTGCCATTGCCTTATCAACAGCAAGAAAGGCTAAGAAGAAAAAATGATTAAGAACAAAACTTATGCAAAGTTAGATAAGCAAGAAGAAGTCATCGAAGACAAAAAGAAAAAGATTAAAGAAGCAGAGATGGAAAAGAAGATTAGAGCGATTGTTCGTAGTGAGATGAGCAGGAAAGTTAAGAAATGAAATTCTTTATTGCTGTGGTTGTTTTCTGTGTTGATGGTCAATGTGCCTTCTGGAAGTCTGATGAAAACTTCTACAGTGAACGAGAGTGTCAAGCCGTTGCTATGAAGGCTATACACAACATTGAATCAGAAGTAGATGTAGACATGATTGAAGGTGTTTGTCTTCCTATCAGTAAAAAGGATCAAACATAATGGTTAAGAAGGTATATCAGAACAAAGAAGGTGGTTTAAACCAAAAAGGTCGAGATTACTTCAAGCGTACTGAAGGTGCTAATCTTAAACCACCAGTATCAGCCAAGGAAGCAGCAAAGTCACCCACTGCTGCTAAACGAAGGAAATCATTCTGTGCAAGGATGTCAGGTGTGTCTGGTCCTATGAAGGATGAAAAAGGTAGACCAACAAGGAAGGCACTGGCACTAAAGAAATGGGATTGTAACTAGTGGACAGTAAGTATGTTGAAAGAAGTATATTTGGAAAACTTGCTGAGTTGGAGTTTGAAAAAGAGTGTTTAAAAAGAAACTTGTTAATCGCTGCTCCGGTGCTAGATAACCAACCAGGATGGGATTACATAGTTGATTTTGGAAGTGGTTTAGTTAAAGTACAGGTTAAAAAAATAGGAAGAAACACCACAAATAACGGAAGAGAATATAAAACTATCCAGTTAAATGGTAGGTCTTCTTATAAAAAGAAAGACGGTTCTTGGAACCATAGATCTTGGAAATATGATGAATTTTCTTATGATTTCTTGGTAGGTGTTGATTTAGAACTAAATGATATGTACTTATTTCCGTATGATGTGTTAAAATCTTTAACCAGGACACAAACACCTGTTGACGGACAAAGCTATAAACCAGGTTTGGACTGGAATATTTATAAATGGAAATGATTAATGGCTAACCAAACTTATCTCCAAACAGTTAATAATGTATTAATTAGACTTCGTGAAAACGAAGTTAGTGCTGTTACTGACACTTCCTACTCTAAGTTGATTGGTAGGTTTGTCAACGATGCAAAGCGTCAAGTAGAGGATGCTTATAACTGGAACGCTCTAACAGAGACATTAACAGTTACTACTACTAATTTGTTATTTAACTATGTTCTAACTGGTGTTGGTCAGAGATTCCGTGTTATTGATGTTATTAACCAAGAGAAAAATTGGTTCCTTAAAAACGAAACTACTAACCGTATGAATGAATTGTTTCTTAATGATACTGTTCAATACGGTCCACCAGAGTTATATAACTTTAACGGTGTTGATGATGGTGATACACAGGTAGATTTGTATCCTGTACCTGATGGTGTTTATAACATCTATTTTAACGTCATTAAACCCACAGCACCTTTGGTTAATAGTTCAGATGTTATTAAAGTTCCAGCAGAGCCTGTGGAGTTTTTGGCCTATTCCAAGGCATTGTTAGAGCGTGGTGAGGACTCTGGTATCAACAGCACTGAAGCATATCAGTTGTATCTTCAGTCACTAGCAGACCATATCTCTGCTGAGGCTAACCGTTATCCTGATGAAATCACTTGGGTTGATTACTAATGAGACCGTTACAGACAGGTAGTATAGCTGCTCCAGGGTTTCTTGGGTTAAACACTCAAGACAGCAGTGTTCAACTATCTTCAGGGTTTGCTTTAAAAGCGCAGAACTGCATCATAGACAAATATGGTCGTATTGGTGCTAGGCGTGGTTGGGTTCCTGTAAACACTACAGTCAATACTGATCTTGGTAGTGCTAACCCATTACAATTCTTGTTTGAAGTGTTGATTCCTGGTAGTAATGTGTTAATTAGTGGTGGTAACAATAAGTTGTTTACCGGTACTACCACAATGACTACTGCTGTTGTTAGAAACTCTACTAACAGCGGTAACTTAACTTACACTATCACAGGTAACCACTGGCAAGCAGCAGCATTGCCGTTTGGTGATGGTTCAGCGGCACTGCCACACGCATATTTAGTACAATCAGGACATGAAGTATTGGTGTTTCACAACCTAAGTAGCTCTGGTCATAACCATGATGGATCTTATGGTTTTCAGCGCTTAGGCGATGTTGGAACAGTACCATCTGGTTACGCTACAAACACCTTTAAGCCTAACTGTGCATTAGCAGCCTATGGTCGTATATGGATGGCTGATATTGTTGGTGATAGGCAAACAGTCTATTTTAGTAGGTTGTTAGATGGTTCTGATTTCCAAGGTGGTGATAGTGGTTCGTTGTCCCTTAATGCGGTGTTTCCGAGCAACGATAAGATAGTAGGCCTTGCTGCGCATAACGGCTTTCTTATTATTTTTGGTAGAAACAACATTGCTGTTTACGGTAGCCCAATTGATGTTACTCAATTAACTCTTATAGACTTTATTCCTAATGTTGGTTGTATCGCTAGAGATAGTATTGTTTCTACAGGAACAGATGTTATCTTCTTGTCTGACTCTGGTGTTCGTAGCCTTCAAAGGGTTGTCATTGAGAAGTCATTACCCTTCAGGGATCTATCTAAGAATGTTCGTGATGAGTTGATACTTAATGTTGCATCAGAAACACCAGCAAACATTAAAGCAGTTTATTATGATAGAGATGCTTTCTATTTGTTAGCGTTACCTACTACTGGTATTGTATATTGTTTTGATACTAGGTCATCGTTAGAAGATGGCGCTGCTAGGGTTACTACTTGGACTAAAATTGATCCTAGGGCTTTCTTTGTTAATGAAGCAAAAGAACTGTTAATAGGTAAACCAGGACGTATTGGAAGGTACTCTGGTTTCTATGACAACAATGCTGTATATCGATTAGAGTATTTTACAAACTACTTTGATATGGGTAGTCCTACTACCTTAAAGATACTAAAGAAGATAGGCTTTGTTGTTATTGGTGGTGGTGGGGCCAGTGTTGCTGTCAAGTATGGTTTTAACTACGAAGATAACTACCTATCACAAACCAAGGTACTAGCAGGTGGCTCTGCTTTTGAATACGGAACTGCTGAGTATGGACTAGCAGAGTACTTTGGTGGTATAATTATAGAAAGATTTGTTGTTAATGTTACTGGTGCTGGATCAGTGATTCAAATGGGATTAGAGACTGATGTCAATGGTAATCCCTTCTCTATTCAGAAAATAGACATCGCTGTTAAAACAGGTAAGACAGTTATTTAAGGAGATATAAATTGGCATCCTATGTAAAATCTACTAACTTTGCTGTTAAGGACTCTCTTACAACAGGAGATCCAGCAAAGGTTGTAAAAGGTACAGAAATTGATGTAGAGTTTAACAACATTGCTTCTGCTGTTAATTCTAAATCTGATGCTATTAGCCCTGTCTTTACAGGTACACTTACAGCAGATAGTATTCTTTTTGGTACACAGACCAACAAAGCTACTCTTACTTATAGCACCAACACTGCAAGGACATTGACTGTACCTGCTGTGTCTGGTAATAGAACCTTTGCTTTTATTGACGAAGCACAAACATTCACCACTAATCAGACTATCGGTGCAAACCTTATCTTTAGTGGTAATGCTCGACGGATTCAAGGTGTTTTTAGTACGTATAGCAACAATTCAACAATTTTTCAAAACAGCACGACTAACGCCACCACAGCTCTCAATGTTATGCCTAACGGTACAGGTGGGGCATCAGCGATTCATTTAAGCTCGACAAGCGATCTGACGGATTCTACTCAAGCAGCGTTGTTTGTTGATGCAGATTCTGTTGCATTGTTTTCTTTAGCAAATGGTACAAAGTCTCTTAAACAATTACGTCTTGTAAACGGCGGTATTGCTAGGCTTAATATAAATCCTGATGGTGCGGTTGCCGTTGGTGGCGAGCCTGTAGCTGGGTATAGATTAAGTGTTGATGGGCCATTAATTACTAACAATGCTGTGCTTTTTACCGCTGTATATGGCGTAACCGTAGGCGGTTCATTTAGAACAGTCTACATAGATTCTAATGGTCAACTTGGTGGGTTAAGCTCCACCAGAGAATCCAAAGCGAACATCGCCGCAGTGGAAGACACAAGCTGGTTGTTAAGTTTAGATCCTGTGTCATACAAACGCCGTAAGAAAAATAATGCTGGTGAGTACACTGCAGAAACTTACGACAATACAGAGTATGGACTTATCGCTGATGACGTTGTTAAAGTACGTCCTGAAATTTGTGTGACAGTAGATGGAAAGCTAGCTGGTATTAATTATGAACAGCTTATTTCACCCATGCTCAAAGAAATTCAAAAGTTACGAGCTGAAGTAGAAGCACTTAAGGCGAAAGGATAAGTCATGCAGTGGAGCGTATTTAATCTAGTAAGAACTTTACCTGATAATGTAGTAGAAATAGTTTGCTGCAGTGTATCCTTAACAGAAGAGCAATATACTGCTTCTGATAAACTGTATCAACGTGTTCCGTATAAGTCACCAACAGAGCCTGGATTTATTCCTTTTGATCAACTGACAGAAGCACAAGTTATTCAGTGGGTTCAAGAGCAACTTGGTCCTTTTCAAATTTCTCAAATTGAAAAAGGCTTACAACAGACTATCAATCAACAAAAAGTACAAACTATTGAAGGTCTTCCTTGGTAAATGAAAATACCAGTAGTACAAAATAAAGATTATATTATCTATCTAGAGTATTATGCTAATATCCATTGGCTACACGCTGATGTGTTTAGATGGACTAAAGAAGTAAAGAATAAGTTTATAAAAGATTTAGACACAATGCAGTCACTACTTAATGCTCCTATTTATGGCTTAGTAGATAATGACAAGCTAGGTAAATTTGGAAATATTTTAAAATTTAAATATGTTACTGATAGCGTTGGTGTTGACGGTAATGTATACAAAATTTATAACAGGAGTATTTAAATGGGTAAGTTAGTTAAGGTTGCTGCGCCTATTGTTGGTGGTCTTGTAGGAGGTCCAGCAGGGGCTGCTATAGGAAGTGCTATTGGTGGCGCTGTTGCTGGTAGGGAGGCAGGAAAAGCAGCCCAAGCCGCTGCCGATACTTCTGCTAATGCACAGTTAGCCGCTGCTCGCATTGCTGCCGAAGAAGCCCGATTTAGACCAGTAGGTATAACAACCCGATTCGGTCAAAGTCAGTTTGGCTTTGATGATGCGGGTAGGCTTACCAGTGCTGGTTACACAGTCTCGCCTGAGTTACAAGCACTACAGCAGAGGCTACTCGGTGTTGCTCCAGGGTCACTTGAAACTGCTCTTGGTGCTGAAGCTGAACTAGGCGCTATCAGAGGCGCTGTACCAGGGTTATTTGGTCTTGCTGGTCAACTATTACCTACTGATGTATCAAGGCAAGCATCCCCAGAGGAACTTGCTTACGCACAGCAACTAGGGATGTTAGGCCAGCAGGTAACACCTACATCCTATGATCCTACTGCCGCTGCTCAGAGTTACTTTGCTGAACAGCAAGCAATGTTAGACCCTGTCCGGCAGCGTGAAGAACAGCGTCTAGCATCGTCAGTGTTTGGTCGTGGTAGGGCTGGCCTTAGTGTTGGTGATATGGGTCAACCAGAGTTGTTTACACTGGCACAGGCTCGTGGTCAACAAGACTTGGCATTGGCTGCACAGGCTCGTGAGAGAGCAAGGCAAGAGTTGCGACAGGATATTGGCCTTGGTACTCAGTTGGGTGCTGCTGGTATCACTGCTCGTCAACAAGCAGAGAATCTTGCTAGGGCTAGGTTTGCTGAAGATTTACAAGCAGGTACAGGGTTGTTTGGTACAGGC